NGGCCGAGAACAAGAAACCGGATAAGGCTACGAGCCAGGGCAAGATTGATGGAGTCGTAGGGATCGTCATGGCGCTAGACCGCTCCCTGCCGTAACAGATTGTTGGAGTTCGGATAATCAAAATCCTTAATAGCTTAGCCTCTTCTATCGGCCTGGACGCCGACGACCTGAAGGTCATCGCCGCAGTCGTCGTCGCAATCTTGGTGGCGGCGCTGCTGTTCATCGGCTTGGCCGGCGCGGCGGGCCTCGCCGTCAACCTGTTCGAGACGCTGAGGGGGATCTGACATGGGCCTGATCGCCGACGCGGCCCGCAACCTGCTCAGGCCGCCGGTGCCGGTAAGCACCTCGCTGCCGGTCTGGCAGGGCGGCACGGGCAGCGGCCCCCACAACTACAGCCAGTTCGCCCGCAGCGGCTACGCTGGCAACGAGATCGTATTCTCGGCCATCGAGCTCCTGGCCACCTCGGCCGCCGAGCCGCACATCATCGGCCGCCGCTGGCGCCGGGCCAGTCCGCAGATCCGCGCCGAGACGAACCGCCTACAGGCCAAGGGCCATTCATGGGCCGAGATCAACGACCTGCTCATCAGGAACGGGTTCATCGAACAGATAACCAACCATCCGCTCGTGCGGATGCTGAACGCGCCGAACCCGTTCATGAGCCGCGGCCAGTGCTGGTCGACGATCGTCATGGATCGCTACCTCGGCGGCAACGCCTATCTGCTCAAGGCGCGGAATTCATTGATGGGAAACGTGCAGGAATTCTGGCGGCTCCGGCCCGACCGGGTGCGCATCGTGCCCGATAGGGATACGTTCTGCAAGTACGAATACACCGTCGGCACGGAGAAGACGACGTTCGAATACAGGGACGTCATGCACTTCAAGACGCGCAACCCGCTCGACGACTATTATGGGATGCCCCCCCTGATGGCCATCTCCGGCCGGCTGGACATCGACGCCTACATGCGGACCTTCCTCAAGAAGTTCTTCGATCAGGGCGGCACCGGACCCGGTTCCATCCTGACGGTCAAGCAGAAGCTGAGCCAGGAGGCCAAGGACGACATGCGGAGCCGGTTCCGCAAGCAGTTCGGCGGGCCGAGCGGCTTCCACGAGATGATGATCTTGGACAACGCCGAGTCCACCTACCAACAGATGGGCCTGAACCGGGGGCTGCGCGACGCGCTGCCGAAGGAACTGGACGCGGTGAGCGAGGCGCGGATCGCGATGGTGTTCGGCATCCCCGGCTCCATCCTGGGCCTGCTCATCGGCTACGAGTCCTCCAGCTACGCCAACAAACGGCAGGACTGGCAGGTGCTGTGGGACGTGACGATGACCCCGCTCCTGTCCGATCTGGATGACACCCTGAACTTGTCGCTCGTCCCGGAGTTCGGCGGCGTCGATGAGGTGCTCTTCGACCTGTCCGACATCAAGGCGCTCCAAGAGGACGTGGATAAGATGCACGACCGGGCCCGGAAAAACCTCGCGGTCGGCGGCTGGTCGCTGGAAGAGTTCCGCGACGCGACGGGGAAGGATCCGGCCGACCTGAGCGGCATGTTCCTCGTCCCGGCCAACAGCATACCGATGCGGGGGGTGGCACCGCCGGAACCCGGCAACGGGAATGTCATTGACATGCTGCGGGCGGCCCTGACGCCGCCAGCACTGGAGGGGCCGGATGTCATCGCCGAGGTCCACTGCCCACAATGCGGGCGGTGGATCGGGCGGAACATGAACGTCGGCGCGACGGCCTATTGCCCGAAGTGCAAGGCCGTCGAAGTGACAGCCTGACAACGTAGACAACCAAATATCGCCAGTGCGCCTTGTGCGCCCTTCAGTGAGCCGAGTGCTCCCAGCGGGGCGTTTTTCTTTGCCCCGAAGGAGGGGGCCTATGAAGCGAACATGGTACGAAATCCGCGACGCGGCGGACGGCGTCGCGGAGGTGCTGCTCTACGACGAGATCGGGTCCTGGGGCGTTTCCGCCAAGGACTTCGTCAAGGAGCTGCAAGACATCAAGGCGAAGGCCATCAACCTTCGCGTCAACAGTCCCGGCGGCGACGTGTTCGATGGCGTCGCAATCTACAACGGCCTGAAGGGCCACAAGGCCGCGGTCCACGCCGTCGTCGAGGGGCTCGCGGCCTCAAGTGCAGCGTTCATCACGCAGGCCGGGGACACCGTCCTCATGGCCACTGGCTCGACCATGATGATCCACGAGCCGCAGGGTCTGACCATCGGCGACGAGGCAGAACACGCGAAGATGACGGAAACGCTGGGGAAGATGGGCGACACCATCGCCAGCATCTTCGCGGAACGCGCCGGCGGCACCGAGGCCGAATGGCGGGAGCGGATGCGGGCCGAGAGCTGGTACCGGGCGCAGGAGGCCGTCGACATCAACCTGGCCGACGGCGTCGTGGACGGCCGGGAGGCACAGAACCGCCTCGGCATCTTCAACCTCTCCAAGTTCAACAAGGTGCCCGACTGGGTGCCGCAACTGAAGTGCGGCGACGCTTCGTCCGTCGAGAACCCCTACCCGAACGAACACGCCTGCCGATTGCGCGATCCCAACGACTTCAAGGAGGGCTCCTTCCGCCGGACGAGCCGCGAACACGAGGGCAAGCGGTACGACGTGATCATGGGGCGGCTCAAGGGCGAGACCACGATGACCGAGCAGGCCTACCGATACCCGAAGGACACTTGGACCGCCGCCGAGGCCCGCTCCCACTGCCGCGATCACGACGGCAGTTTCGAGGCCGCCAGCGGCGGCGACGAGGCGGAGCCGCAGGACTCGGCCGTCTTCGAAGCCATCCAAGAAGGCGTGTCGACCGTGGTCGGCAAGCCGAAACTGCCGCCGCACGATTTCTTGGGAACCGTGAAGGCGGCCACATCCCACGAAGGAGGTAACTAGATGACGAAACTTGTCATCCCCGAAACACGAGAAGAGTTGGAGGAGATGCTGCGCGACCGGAAGAAGGTCGAGCAGCTCTTCGACAGCGAGCAGTTCCCCGAGGTGGTTCGGAAGTACGCCGAGATCACCGACGAGCGGGGAAAGTTGGCGGACATGGTCAAGGAGCAGATCCAGGCGTTCGTGGCCGGCACCGAGGAGCTGAAGGGCTCCATCGGCGAAATGGTCAAGACGAACCTGGAGGCCGCGCTGGCCGACTACGGCGTGCAGCGGCCCACCCTATCGGACAAGGTCGGCCAGGACGCCAAGCAGCACGGCGCGGCCTACAACCGCCGCGCCATCGGCGCGGCCTTGGACAAGGAGTTCGAGAGCACCGCCGACTTCTTCGAGAGCATCTGGCACGGCAACCACAAGGGACAGCAGCGCTGGCAGAGGATCCAGAACGACTATTCGTCCGTCGATCCGAGCGCCGGCGGCTTCCTAGTGCCCGAGGCGCTCAGGGCGGAGCTCCTGCGCCTGTCCCTGGAGACGGCCATCGTCAGGCCGCGGGCGCGGGTCATCCCGATGGACTCCAAGACCGTCCCCTTCCCGGCCATCGATGACAGTTCCCACGCGTCCAGCGTCTACGGGGGCATCGTCGGCTACTGGACGGAAGAAGGTGGCCAGTTCACGGAGACCGAGGCCCGGTTCGGCAGGGTCGTCCTCGAGGCCTCGAAGCTGACAACCTACTGCGAGGTTCCCAATGAGCTGCTGACCGACTCCATCGTCTCGTTCCAGGCGTTCATCGAGCAGCTCATGCCCGAGGCCATCGCATGGTATGAGGATGTCGCCTTCCTGACGGGTTCCGGCGTTGGACAGCCCCTCGGCGTGCAGAACAGCGCGGCAATCATCAGCGTGGCGAAGGAGACCGGGCAGGTCGCCGACAGCATCCTCTGGGAGAACCTAGTTAGCATGTACGCCCGGATGCTGCCCGGCTCGCTCGGCCGGGCCGTCTGGGTCGCCAACAACGACTGCTTCCGGCAGCTCGCCACTATGGCGCTGAACGTCGGCACGGGCGGGTCGGCCATCTGGCTCAACAATGGCGTCCAGGGGCCACCAGCGATGATCCTCGGTCGCCCGTTGCTGCTCACCGAGAAGGTGCCGACGCTCGGCGATGCCAAGGACATCGGCTTCTACGACTTCGGCTACTACCTGATCGGCGACCGCCAGCAGATGCGGGCGGAGTCCTCGCCGCACTACAAGTTCCAGAACGACCTGACCGCATTCCGCGTCATCGAGCGGGCAGACGGCCGTGGCTGGCTGCTCTCGGCGCTCACGCCGAAGAACAGCTCGGACACCCTCAGCCCGTTCGTCACGTTGGCGGAGAGGGCGTAGGAACCAATAGTTCGCTAAAGGAGGCGAAAGACATGACAACGACAGCAAGGGCCTTGGGTCGGCTCTTCGACATCGGTTGCGGCGGCACCTCGCAGGACCTGGACATCGTCACCGACTACTACCACAAGAGCGAGACGGCGCTCGACAACGACGAATCCTGGACGAAGGTCACGCAGACCGCGGCTTCGGAGATCTCCGAAGTCGGCGAGGCGGGCACGTCGGGGGAGACGCAGAACCTGCTGGTGATCGAAGTCGGTGCCGACCAGCTCAGCGACGGCTACACGCACCTCAGCCTGAACGTCGATGACCCGGGGGCCAGCAAGCTCGGAGCTGTGCTCTACATCAAGCACGGGCTGAAGGAACAACGCGATCCCGAGGTTCTGCCCAACCTGCTGAATCCCGGCGCGGCCAACGCATAGCGGGACGGCCTGACATGGCAGACATAGCAAAGGCTAGGAAGGAAATCCAGAAGGCCAAGACGCTGCTCGTGAGCCGGTTCGGGACGCATTCCCAAGTGCTGGGACACTTGGCGCGGGCGGTCGAATGCCTACTGCCCGAGGAAACGCAGCAAGCCGAACCAATCGCAGTTTCCGTAGAACTCGAACCGGCGCAGCCGCAGGTTCAGGAATCGACTGCCGAACCAGTTCCGGCTGAGGAAGTGCCAGCCGAAGGCGAACCGGCGGCATCGCCGCCGCCTGCGGAGGAGCCAGTCAAGCCAAAACGGACAAGGCGACGCCGCAGTCAAGGCCGCAGTCGGTAGATCATCGCCGCGAGAGCGGCGCTTCGAAAGGAGCGATGAGAAATGGGACAGACACACTCAAGGCGTGATGGCGGCAACGTCGTCTTCTGGGAGACGCACCGTCATCGCGTGGTGGACGTGATTGGGCCGGGTGTCATCTGCAAGGTGAACCTGGGCGACGATGTCATGCCGAACACCGTCGACCCCGATGGCTGGACTACGACCGTCGTCGAGGCCGGCGCGGGCACGAGCGAGATCGACCCGTCGACCACGGCGGGGTATTTCGCGGATCTCGTGACGGCGGCCAACGAGGACGACGGGAGTCAGAGCCAGGCACCGGGCGCGATGTTCATGTGTCTATCAGGGCGCAAATGGTATGCGGGCCTCAAGTTCAAGATCAACGACGCGACGCAGAGCGACATCCTATTCGGGGTGGCGATTACCGATACTACCCTCCTGGGCGGCATGACCGACGGTGCCTATCTCGAATGCCTGGACGCCGCGACCTCCGTCAGCGCAGTCGCCGAGAAGGATTCCACCGAGAGCCAGGACGACTCGCTCGGCACGCTGGCGGATGACACGGTTCAATACTGGGAACTCTACTGGGATGGGACGACCCTGTACGTCTACATAGACGGCTCGCAGGTGACGACCTTCGTGTCGGGCGACAACCTGCCCGACAATGAGGGCTTGCGCCTGTCGTTGGCGGTGCTGACGGGTGAGGCCGTCGCCCAGACCATGAACATCGTCGTCTGCCGCGGCTTCGTCTGGATGTAGGGGTGAGCGATGGCCGTAACGGGAAGCATAACGGTAACGACTTCCAGGGACGGGCCGCTTACCAAGTATAGCTGTGCCTGGACTTCAGACGCGGCGGCCGGCTCCGTCACGGAATGCGCCGTCGCCCTGAAGGCGGGCCGGATCGTTCAGGTCGTGATGACCCCGGGCGGGACGACCCCGAGCGACGACTACGACGTGACTCTGACGCAGGCGAGCGGCGAGGACGACTTGCTCGGCGGCGGCGGCGCGAACTGTTCCAACTCGCTGATGAAAGTCGTCGGGCTAGGCCCGGGCGCGGGCGACCTGCCGACCTGGATCCCGTCCGGGAACTATTGGCCGACGGTGGCCGCCGCCGGCAATTCCAAGACGGGCACCATCGACATCTACATGCTATAGGAGGCGACACGATGGGCGACGGGGGCCTATTGCGAATCTTGGAGGAAGCCCACGAAACCCGGCGCGAAGAAATCCAGGAGGCCGCGAATCCGACCGAATGCCCCATCTGCGGGGCACCCCTCGACTACAACGAGAAGCGCGGGCTCCTGAACTGCCCGTTTGGGCATTACCGAATCGCAGGGAGGAAATAGGGCATGGCGCTCACCATCGTCACCGAGCCAGCGGCGGAACCGATTGACGCCGAGGAGGCCCGCGAACACCTGCGCCTCGACCTGACACTCGAGGACGCGCTGCTCGACGGGCTGATCACGGCGGCACGCCGGAAGGTCGAGGAATTGACGGCCCGTGGGCTCATGACGCAAACCTGGGAGCTGCGGCTGGATTCCTTCCCGACGACGATCTATGTGCCGCTTTCGCCCCTGGACGCCACCGCGCCCATAACCTCCATCAAATACGTCGACACGGAGGGCGTGGAGCAGACGCTGGCCGCAGCGAATTACACGGTGGACAGATACTCGGAGCCAGGGCGCATCGTCCCAGCCTACGGCCTCTCTTGGCCGTCGACCCGGGCCGTCCCGAACGCCGTGACCGTGCAGTTCAAGGTCGGCTACGGCGAGGCGGACGACGTGCCCGAGGCGATCAAGCTAGCCATCAAGCAGCTCCTCGCCCACTGGTACGAGAACCGGGAGCCAGTGAGCATCGGTAGCGCCGCCATAGCGGAGATCCCGCTCACTATGGCAGCGCTCCTTTCGCCCTACATGAGGCCGACGCTGTGAAGGCGGGGGCACTGAACAGGCGGATCACGATTCAACAGGCTACGACCTCGGCCGACGGCTACGGGGAGCCGATAGCGACCTGGGGCTCGCTGGCCGAGGTCTGGGCCGAGATCCTGCCGCTGACGGTGAATGAGCGCTTCCAGGCCCAGCAGATCAACCCGGAGGCGACCGTGAAGATGCGCCTGCGTTACCGGGACGACGTGACGGTCCACATGCGGGTCCTCTACGAGGGCGTCTACTACGACATCCACGGCATCACCGAGATCGGCTTCCACGAGGGCGTGGAGCTACTCTGCGGCCTCTGGAAACCGGAGGGCGGATAGATGGCCGACAGCATGAGGGTTCACATCGAAGGCCTGGACGTGCTGGACAGGCGGCTCAAGGAACTAGACCGGCGGACGGGCGGCAATGTCCTGCGGAAGGCCCTGCGGGCGGGGATGAACGTCCTCAAGGAGGAGGCCAGGAAGCGCGTTCCCGTCAGGACGGGTCGGCTCAAGAAGTCGCTCCACGTCACGGTATCGCTGAGGGCGGGCGGTGCCGCCCACGGCAAGCTGGGCATGAAGAGGAAGGCTGCCTATGGGATCCCGGTCGAACTCGGGACATCCTTCTTCCCAGCCCGGCCATACCTGCGCCCGGCGGCCGACACGAAGGGCGACGAAGCCGTCGGGGCCTTCGCCGACCGGATG